ATCACAATATTCTTCACTTACAAAATCAACGCAGTTCAAGTTATTACAACAAGAACCCAAGTTACTAGTCTTGAATACATCAACATCCCACCCATAACCAGTCATTGTTGCATACCAAGTTTCACCATTATCAATAGATGCTAAGTTTACAATATCAATACCACTAGTGAAAGTTGGTTTTCCTGCGAAGAAAACATTATCAGGGAATGCTATATTTTCTGGTCCGCCTTCTACGACTATGGTGATGTTTTTCATTTCAGCATAATCAAGACCGTCATCTGCGGCGAGTGAAAGGCCAGGACGTTGCTCGTATGACCAAGTAATACCTGCGATCTGGAAAGGTGCTTGCACCTGAAAGAAGTTGGTATTTGTGATATCTAGATTTATTCTACCCGTAACTGTTTCTATTGAAGTTGTTGCAGAACCACATGTATTAGTACAACACTGAGTTTCAGTATGGTCACAACCACAAACAGATTTACAACCAATCTGAAATCCATACTCAGGCTTTAGATCGACTTGATCTTCACCACAAGAAGGCATAACAACCATACGAATCTTACCATACCAAGGATCTAAAGTATTCTCAGACTCGAACATGTCTTGGGTGATTCGTAAACAATAAGATGCGGCAGTATATCCTGCAATCTTAAGTGGACCAGCAGTGCAGAAATCTTTGCCTCTGAACTTTGCTCCTATGAAATCATCGTTGGATCTACATCCACTATCATAGATTATGGTTGGGTGTTGACCTTGATCAGTATCAGAATCAGATGGACAAGGAATCGGATCGCCTGAATCTGCTACGTTCCAAGTTTGTGGGTGGACATTAGACTCAAAACCATCACCAGAAAAATATCCTTCTGATGCGTTGATGTATGGAGTATTGAAGTTAACAATATCTCGTCTAGTTTCCTCATCACCATATCCTTCATCAGAGAAAGATACAGTTCCCGAAAGAGGATCGTCAAAGTTAATCTCTGTCGCACCCCATAAAGGATATTTAAGTTTCTCTGTTATAGTTGTATTTGGATGTTTTGTTCTTAGTAAAACAATACGATCTTCTTGATTTTCTGTTGTGACACTTATACACAGATTTCCGTATGTGATACCATCACCATCAACGTATCGACATATGGAGGATACATCTAAAATATACTCTCTTAGATTATCATTGCCAAGTTCTCCTACCTTAAACACTTTTCCACAAAAGGCAGAGTCAAACTCATCAGTAACCTCATCGATTACGTTACGGAACTTAACTTTAATAGAATCGCCTGTTCCTGTATTATCACCTGATGCGCCGAAAAATGTACCATATCCACCTTGTGCTTTCCAACGAGGATCTAGGTGTAAGAACTCTCCAGTCGCTCCACGATCTACATAACCACTTGTGATACCACCTGTACCGCCAATATAAATCTCTGTGTCTGTTACATAAAGTTGAAGATCACCACCAGCAGTCAGTCCTCTAAACTGAAAAGTTGTTCCTGTTCCAGGCCCGTCAGATTGACTAACGAAAACTCTCCCAGAGGATCCAATGTTTTCTGCTCCAGCGGTTAGTCCAATATAAGAACCCAAACCATCTGTAGTTCTTTGATTTGTGGGACGATCCTGTTCTCGTGTGGGGAAAGCATTCGGCCCTGTTACGGCATCAATAACTACAAAACTCAAATCCGAAAAAACTAATTTTGCTTTTCCTTGATTATTATTATATGGATATTCATATTCAATCAAGTGTGGTGAGTTTGGTCCGGTATCACCAGTTGGACCTGTATTTCCATCAACACCAATAACTCCGACGGCCTTTACACCTTCGGGTCCAGTTGGTCCTGTTACTGATTGAAATGTACTATATGCCATATAATCCTCTAGTTATGTATATCTGTTATACAGGTATCGTGCCGCAGTCTACCTCTTCACCAATAGGCTGCTGGTTATCCAGACATCCAATACCGTCGCCGTTATAAGTAAATACACTTCCGATCGGCTGATCATGTATTCCATCACAGTTTGAAGTACGAATGTAAAACTGGTTATCAGACTGCAAGACGTTTGGACTCCCAGAGAACAACGTACTAAGTTGAACGGTTCTGAATCGAGGCGGATCGAGTCCCTGAATAAAGTCTGCTGTTACGTCTTGACAACATTTATTTTCATCAGGATCATCATTACACCCACCATTCTCTGTGTACAAGTCTGTGATGTCGTCAAAGGGAATCGCACATCTTGTTCCATCTCCTGTACATAAAAGTATTTTAACATCTGGTTTACATGTACCCGAATCTGGGAATAGACTGAAACTATCTTCATCAAATCCTACAAATGTGTTTGCATCAGGACATTCAAATGGACCGCCTCCAGCACTCTCCAGACAGGTGAACGGCGTGATCGTGGCGGAACTACACTGGCCACAGAAACAACATGATTCAGTATTAGCACAATCTGTACACTCTACGGACCCTTCAGGTGCTTCGCCAGTTTCTTGTGGTGATTGAGGACCATCAACAATCACTCCCGTAATACCACAAGTATTAAGTAGATAGTTACCATTACAGTTACCTTGTTCTACATGTACACATCTAGTTTCACCAAGGAACGTAGGAAAACAGCACTTCACTAAGGTTGGTTCTGGACGATCTACACATGTTTCACATACAGTCTCTCTCGCACCCCATGTACCATTCAGTGTAGATTCACAATAAAACCTACCGATATTATATTGACATATTGGAGGTCCAGCCGAATCTGGTCTATGACAGCAGTATCCCCAGCCTTCCTGATTCATACAAGTTGCATCAACATCACATGATGTGGTCGTTACTGTATTATCACTACCCGCGGCCGCCGAAGTATTTTGTGGTCCGTTCACAGTAGAGGTTAAACAAAAACCCTCTTCTCCAATAAGCACGGCATCTGAACAATCATACTGTGCATTTTCTGTACTGAATGTACCATTCCTATTTGGACCTAGAGGTATTCCCACACAACATGTAAACTCTTGCGGTTGTTCGCATGGGCTTGAAACACAACTTTCTCCTTGAGCAAACTCTTCTTCATTAATAATAAAAGTTCCTCCAGAGGGGATAACAACACGAGAATCGTTGATCTCTACGATTTCACAGGCACTTTCATCACACAAACGACCAGTTGGAACAGCACAATCACCAATAAACCATGTTCCATAAATAATGAGGTTTCCATCGATTCGACCACTTAGTTGACACATAGCCTGGGTGGTTGGATTTTGCTCTGTTCTATAACTTTGGTTTCCATTATCTATGATTTGAAAACAACATCCAACAGGCTCATCGGGGGGACATGATTCCGTGTCTTCGTCTGCCGGACCGCTCCACACACCTCCGCCGGAGCACTTCTTTTCACATGTATATGAATGTTCATTTTGACCGTTCCCGACTGGTGTGCAACAGTTACCCAAGGGCTCTCTACCACATTCACAAGCAAGAGACTCACAGATGACATCTGGTTGTGTCCAAGTCCCGCCCTTGTTTCTGCATTCAAATAATCTCAACGGCTCACAACCATCGTCAGAACAACACTGTCCGATAGGACAAAGACTTTCTTGTGGTTGTTCTGAACAGTCTGGACCTAAAGTTTCTCCTAGATTGCAAACTAAACGATCTACACAACTACCTGTCTGACAGTTATAACATCCTACAGTGGGTGGATCAAATGGTTCTATAACGCTAGGTGTTCCACAAACAGAACATGCCGTTCGTGTATCACCTTCACGACATAAGACTCTGTTTTGACAATCAGTAACAATCAATCCATACAACTGGTTGTTGTTATTTCCTACACCCTTGTTGAGTCTGATTGTGGTTTCAACTCTGTCTTCTCTGGATCCTGTTCTAACGGGCAAATTATTATCACAGTTCCCGCTGTAACAAAGACCAAGATTATTTGTGCTACCAACTAGTGATTCATTTGGATTATTTGGATTATCAATACCATAAATCAATGCGGTGTATCTTGCGGTGTCGTTACTACTACCAATAGTAGAAGGTAAATCCCGTTGACCTGCTATACATGAACCAGTGAGGGGACATAGAACTGGAACGAAACTAAACGCCAAACCACCAGGCACCTGTCTCTTATTGGGTGTTGTGGGATCACTATCATCACTATCATTCAATAAGTTTGGATGTTCTACTTTATCTCTAAAGTTCGCATAAAGAAGATCCTTAAAATCACCGGTGATGTTCTCCTCACAGTTTGGAACTTCGTTTCGTGTGTTCTCGATTCTAGTTCTGCATTCGTTAGAAGAGTCTTTAAAGTTTTGTACATCTTGTGGATTGAATCTACCAAAGTTTTGTACTTGGCCTTCAACATCTTCCCACCGAACATCATTACCACAGAATGGATTATGATTACTACATTCTCCCGCATAAACCTCATCGAAGTATGCTTCGTAAAGAAGAGCGGCATTTTCATCCCACGCACCACCACGCTTACACCACTTTAATGCTTCTGCCGTGTTGTCACCAATACTCATTTGGTAAGCACAGAAAGAGTTCAAACAAGGTTCACAAGAAAAGACAGGTTTAAATGTATCTGTTGGTGTAGCGTTTGGCCAACTAGTTGCTGTTCCTGGCCAAACTTTAATATTTTCATTACAATCTGGACTTCCTCCACATGGGAAGTAGTTATCTTCAGGCCATTCTGTTTGTTCACATGTTGATTCTGGGTTATCATTCAGACGAACTATAAAATCTTCACTGAGTCCCTTTCCACACAAACCAGTAGTGTGAGTAAAGAAACAATCATCAATAGTTTGATCATACTGACTGACACCCTCACAAACACTATCATCGTTACATTCGTAATCAACACCGTATATCTTAAGTTCATTACAATATGCTTTAAGTGTTCCAGCAGCAATGACGTTTGGTGACAAGACGTTAACATCAGTTTCACATGTAGTTACCTTGTTGTGACCAACACAATATCCTTGTGTTAAAGGTCCACCATTCTGAACGGTGGTTGGACTTATATTAAAGTCAGGCAAAGCAAAACCTAGAGGATCGTATGCACCGACTGGCTCCCCCGTTGTTGTATCGATGTCTCCCGCGTAGTAATACATCTGCTCGGCAAGACCGTTGGCACAAGCAGTTTCATTTACTGCATAAGAAAGAACTCCTGCTCTAGCACAGTTGTTCTTTTCTAATACTGGTGGTTCTGGTTCTTCACATGGACTACTTACAGCACAATCTGCTGAAGGATTATCATTTTGATATACGCCCCCAAGATCAATACAATCGTATTCATTCTGGATTGAACAATCCTGTAAATCATTCGTACAGCAGTAGCCAAAATCTAGTGGACTGGCACATGAATAAGTAGGAGGAGATGTTCGATCGAGATAATCTGATAAGTTCAATGAACAGTTGGTGGCAAATATTCCTGCATATCTGGCACCATTTACAACTTGACCAATAACATATTCATCGCTTGTGGCATCGTCTGGTAGTAGTTCTCTATAGACTGCTAATGCTCTTCCAACATCTGTGGAACTAGTCATTGTGATAACCTGAGAGAATCCACTTTCGTTTATTGTAAAGAACTTATTTCCCTCAGATCTGGTTGATGTCCAATATTGCGGATTTTCGTCTGTAACATTGAATAATACGTTATTGTATAGTTTATTTGTGTAAACCAGATACGCCATCTCAGAAGCACTTGGAATATATCTAAACAGTTCTGCTGCCATTCCTTCTGTATTGAAAGATTTGGCCCAAGGCATTGCTTCTCTGTCTGGATTATATTCTAATCCTTGATCATCATAACGCTCAAAGTATGTGTTGTGATAACCATCAGACATTCTATCACAACCAGTTGGTCCAGATACAAAATTCGTATCAATGAGAGGTAGAAGTTTAAGATCAAAGTCGGAATTACTTCCTGTGATTCCATCAACCCAAAGTCTCCATTTCTTAAAGGTTGGTGTATTAGTTGTATTACAGTCACATTGAATAGAATCAGCACATATATCACAACCAGTTGCTCCTGCAACCCATGTACCACTACATTCTATTTTTCTTACGGGATATGAGGGAGAACACCCATTTTCTGTACAACAGATTCCAAGGGGAATAGATTGTCCTGCACAACAATCTACATTACCACAAGTGGTTCCAGCACCCATGTGAATACCGCCGTCTTGTCGGCATTCTTCTGGTAGTTTTCCGCCTATACACTCATCTGTTAAACAGCAAGCACCTTTAGTAAACTCTACGCATGGATCTGGTGCGTCTTCCTCGGTAGGACATGGAGTGTCACTTACAAAGGTTCCACCAAGTTCGTTACAAGTTTCTTGATCTGTACTATAAGGTACACCATCAACACAACAACAACCAACATTTGCACAAGGATCAGGACATGTAAATGTTCCACATGCCGTGTTTAAGAAGAACTGTCCTCCAACTGTTGCACATTTTTCTCTAGAGAAGTTGTAACAAGTGTTGTTTACACAACAGGCACCAAACTCTTCAGCACATGGTTCAGAGAAACAAGTGGTTCTATTGAAAAAAGTTCCTTCACATTCGTTACCGAAAACATAGTCTCTACAATCTCCATCTTCACAACATGCACCTATTCGTACTTCATTATCACGGGTTCCAAAAGTTACACCATAATCTAGTCCCGCAACAAAACATTGCCAACTTACCCCCTTATCGAAAGAGATACAGTTTACAATGTCAGTTCCAGAAGTTGTTAGAGATGGAGTCCTATAGAACTTGAATGGATTGAGGTTAGTGTTAAATGGATTTCCTTGACTAGACAATCCACCATTCTTGATGATCATTGTTAGGTTAACAGACTCACCATATGTAACACCGTCAGCACTAAGAGCAGACAAAGAAGCATTTGTATTTGCAGTTCCAGAAGTAATCCTAAAGTTTTCTTTACCTACAATATAATGAGTGTTTGCTTCGTTAGTGTCTAGCGTAACAGATCCACCCGCGACAGGATCGTGACGTTTTACTAGTTCCTTAAAGTCACCTAGAATGGCATGAAGAGAATCTGATTCTGCACTTAGTCCATTTGACTCTTTGAAGAATGTTCCAGTGGCACCAACAATATAGTTGTCTCCTCCATAATAGAGTAGTTCTCCTGTACCACCAACAATCTGTGACTGCTGACCCGATCCTTCAGGTGCAGAGATTTTTAATCCAGCAGGAGTTGTGAGTTCTTCGATTGTAATATCTGGGTCATCTGTAACTATTGATTTAAAGTAGGCAGTGGGTCCGCTGATTCCTCTCAGAATACTAGCACCCGTTCCAACAACATCAATGTCAAGTCTAGGATTACAAGGAGAGCCAAGGTCAGGTAAACAAGGATCTCCCACTGGAATACATGTTCCACAACAACAATAACTACCTTGTCCTCCAACACCCCCAGAAGGACACTCTAATCCAGCAGAACAACTATCACATATTACACCACCAACTCCACCATTAGAAGAAGCAGTTGCTCCCGCGATAGGACCAATGACAAAATACTCTCCATCAAGATTTACTAGTAATCTTTGGTTGCAGTTTGTAAGACCAGCATCAGCACTGATACCAGAACCAGTTGCCCCAGTTGGTCCAGTCGATCCAGTATTTCCAGTGTTTCCTGTAGTTCCAACAGAACCATCTGGTGCTGTTGGTCCCTTTGGTCCTGTTGGACCCATTAATGTAGAGATGGAAGAGTTGGCCATATTAAAGTCCTGATTTTTTACCTAGTATGTAGTAAAGAATATATCTACATTTGGATTGGATTTCAAAGGACTTCCGTACCAAATAATGCCGTTATCGTTTTTCTGTCCATAAGAAACAAACTGATATATGTCAGTTGCGTTCGTGAGAACTGGTCTTTCGTTGTATGGGAAAATCCAGTTGGGTGGGAAAGTATCACCATCCAAGGTTGCTCCATCATCTCTTCGTGTGAAGTCACCACCCTTTACTATTAGAGTAAAGGCAGATGCTCTGTTTGTATTGTCGCCACCAAAGTAATCCTTGAACTCGGCGGTCAGTGGCGTGATATCATTGAACTTAACAAAAGGAGCCTTTGTACCCAAGTCCCCATCTGTGTTTCCTGTTTCATCTCGATAAAGTTGGTTAGCATCAATGACCCAAACATTCCCCCAACCAGCAGACGAACCATATGGGTCGCTTTGTATTGTTGAACTACCAAGATGAAGGCCTGGATTTACATTAAACTCTATTGTTCTTGTTCCATTTACAATCGATCCACCACTAACCTCAGTAAGACCGAAACGATATCCAACCTCATTGTAACTACGAGAGATTGCCTTAATGTTTTGAGTTTCTGGATTATACTCAAAACCTGTTGCACCTCGAACTAGTGGAGTTGCTTCTGCACTGTTTCCACCAGATCCACCCATGTAGGCAATCTGTCCAGTTGCTCCACTAACTGGAACAGGAATAGTTCCACTACCAGTATATCGAACGATGATTTCGTCGTCCGTCTGGGTTACTACAAACCCACCAGTTCCTGCAATAGTTTTTAGATATATTTTATTATCTTCACAATCACCAGTAAAAGTAAGTGGTTCATGTGGGCCTGTTGTTTCAGAATAAACCTCAAAGACAACTTCACCTTGAGGCCCTAATCTTCTTGGATTTAGACAATCTATTGTAGTTGAGATTTCAAGATCAACGGTGATAATATCATCATTAGTGTATGTTGTTCTTGCCTGGTAAGTTCCAGTATCATTGAAATCAGCAATCGTGATGTTGTCAATAGTATAACCACTCGCTCCAGTAACACCAATAGAGCCAGTGTTGCCTGTGGGCCCTGTTTCTCCATTTGGTCCTGTGCCACCAGTGGGTCCGGTGGGACCAATCTCACCTATATTATAACCGATTACACTATTTGACATTTATCATCCTGCTGATACTTTGACTATTCCATCCACACCTGCATACAAAGATCCTGCTACGGCTGGATCTGAAGTAGGTAGGTCTGTAAGAGAAAGGGTCTTGAGACTGAGTTGATTTAGGAATGAAGTATAACTCGAATCACCAAGACGAATGATCCAGTTTGTCGTAACATAAGGAGGCAAGTTTTCAATGGAAGTCAAACCACTCTCGGTTGTCTCTGAGATTCCAAAGTTTATATTTGTATCTTGATTTGATATGAGATTCATCTCTATCTTTTCTGAACCACCTTGCTTATTCAAGCCACTGTTAGTTAAGTCTCCCGTTGCTCCCATTATAAACTTATTTCGGAGATCGGGTGTAAGAACAGAGTCAAGAGTTACTGTATCAACAGTTACCTCAACAAAAGTTCCTCTAGAAATACATCTAACTTTATCGCCTGCCTGAAATCCAACAGGAGTTAAAGAAGTTTCTGTAAATGACGCTTGACCATTTTCACCACGAACACCATCGATATTTTGTGATGTTCGGAAGGATGTGTATTCAACAAGAAGTCTATTGTTTCCACTTTCTATTACAGTTGCCACTATATTACCTAGTTCTACAGTATCACATTGAGGAGGCTCTGTTGATGTAAATGTAATACTATCACGGAATCCATATAGTTTGTTAATCGTTGAAGCAAAATCTGGATATGATGATGCACTGATTGGACTTCCATTACATAAAGCCCATCCAGTCGGAACTTTGGTTGCATCTCCAGCAAAGGCATGGATAGATCCAACTGGGTTAACTCCGCTCATATAAACAGCAGTATCTCCCCCTAGATAGTTACCCACATAGTTTTTAACAATACCTTTATCTTGTGTTACACCATTAATGCTCACAGATGGGAGACGAACCACAACTGTCTTCAGAACGGATCCTGCGTCGTTTGGTGGGGTGCTGTCCATCACACCTGCGGTTACGGAACTAAGGAAGAAAACTTCTGCCGCAGTAGAACCAGCAATCGCACCTGTTTCCGCAAAGGTGTTCATTATAATATCACCAGCCATAACGTAGCCAAAGATATTAGTAGAGACAGATCCCTCAGCAACAACACCACATACCTCTGCGTTTGCTGGACTATCTGCTTGTGCTAGTGTGTAACCATTTGAATCAACATCAAATCTGATTACATTACCTGATGTAAAACCGTGACTAGCCTGAACCACATCAACTTTAAGTTGTGATCCAACCTGAGTTACCTCTCCAGCAATAGGAGTTCCTGAAATATTTGAACTAGATGAATTACAAGTCATTCATTGACTCCTGTATTGAACTCTGAATTTAGAACATAGTGGAAAGCCACCACATCTCCGAACACCCACCCGAATAGCGAGTTGAAACCAAAACCTGTTGTTGAACTAGAAGTTCCAAAAACTGAGGCACGACTTTCCCATGAACGAGCCTGATTGTTATAACCTCTAGTTCCTGAAGTTTTATCTAACTCTCTACCAGCACTAAGATTAAATGCCATATTTGAAGTTCCCTTTGGTGAATATATCTTCACACTAGTTGGAACCTTTCTTAGTTCGACGGGAATCCGAACTAGTGACCTAGATGAACCACTAATCATGCTAATACTTGGTGTTGATTCATCCGGTGAAGATGTTGATAGCATAGTTGACTTTCCGACATAATCAGTAACCTTGTATGAAGTCTGATAGAATCTCTTACACCTTCTCAACTCTTGATCTATATCAACTATCGAAGGATCGGTGACTATAAAACCAGACTCCATTTGAACCTTGGCAAGAGAAACCTCTCCTGCATAGAGAACATCAGCAGCACCTGTATTACCAGACATACCTCGGAACCTATATGGGAAAATGGATAGTTGTGCCCAACTCTCATCTCTGTTTATTAGACCTGATGCTGTTGGTCCGATGACAGGGGCAAATTTCATTGAGTATCTTGTCCATTTATATTCACCATCCAAGTAAACTAGAGGTAGAATCTGGTTACTTGAGGTTCCTCCTGTAGTTCCTTCCCAATACTGAGTGTATTCAACTGCAAGGAATCCTGTGACTCCAGTTGCACCTTTAGCATAAAAGGAGACAACAGCAGGTTGTCCTGCTAGGGTATTCGCATCTTCAATCACGTTATTCCAAGAGATAAAATCACCACCGTCAACTGCGGTTTCGCCTGCACCTGGCGCAAAGTTTGCCCTCACTCTGGCATAATATTCTGGATTACCTCCAACATCAGTTTGACCCTCGGAGAATACACCACGCTCAATCTCTGCTATGTCCTTACCAACAGGAGAAGTTAGTCGTTTGTTTCTATACCATCTGTCAGCGAAGTAAGTGTCTGCGGTTCCTGTATGTGTAGAATCTACACCAACACCTCTTTGCCAAATATCAAAACCACCATTGACTAGTAGATTTTTGATTCCTTGACCTACAGTATTAGAACCAGCAAGTCCCCCACCTCCTACTTGAGCCCCGTTTATACCACCTTTAACTTCTTCCGCAGTAAAGGCATCTGGATCTTGTAAAACATTGTCTAATGCTCCCTGACTTGGATTACTATAACCCTGACCTGGCCTTGTGTTGAAGAAGTAGATCTGATTAGATGCTCCAAGACGCATAGCAAGTGGAGTCGATGGAAAAACTTCAGGTCTTTGTGACAACTGACCAGTCTCATATCCACCATAATACAATGGATCACCATCAGAATCAAACACTCTAATATTTGTTGCCAAGTCAAATGTGTCTGTTGGTTCTGTGACACCATGTAGTAACATTTCGGAATCATTAACTACAAGACCCAGTGTTCTTGATATATGTTGTAATGCGTTATTTGCCGTAGTTAACTTGATGTAAGTTCCGCTATCGTTTATTCCTACAAGATCACCAACAGCAAATCCACTAGGTTTAGGTATTCTAATAGATCGACCGTTACCAGTAGCACCACCGCCACCACCTCCGCCGGCGAATGAATTTACTTCCTGACCTCTGTAGTTTACAAACAAACCTCTGTCTGCTGATAGACCAATGAGGACAGGTTTTGAAACGTGTCCAGGCGTGTTTGGTTCTACCGTTGTAATAAATCCTTTACTCAAAGGAGAAAGGAAGTATGGACACCCAACAGAGAGGACTCCACCAGAAACTGTTGTGAAGTCTCCTTCGACCTCACCATTAAACGTAACTTCAAAGTCAGAGTCTCCGTTGTCCCTAGAAATCATACCAACTGCTTCTGCTAAAGTAGATCCCCCACCACCGAACGCCAAGGTAAATCCATTTGCATCGGCACTAGATGCCCTGACTACATTACCAAACTGGAAGTCGTGCGATACACCTGACACTCTTCTCTTGTTCACACCTCTAAGGATATCAACTCGACCATCGTAGGATCTGATTCTAGCGATCTCACCAGAAAGAGTTGATCCTACAGGGATTGTATCTAGAGTGTGACCATTGCCGATTATCAGATCTGTTACGTTCTGTTTAAACGCAAGAGTCTTTCCGTTTGCCTCTCCGAAAAGAATCTGCTGCATTGAGGCATTAGCGAGTGTTCCTCCACCAATCATCTTTAAGTCTTGGTTAGTAAACCAAGCACCACCAAGGTTCAGTAAGAATGGAGCAGTTGTTCCTGTGTTGAAGTCGGGCCCAGTATATGATCCTACAACAATACCACCAGTGGCATAACCTGCGACTGGACTATCATCACCATTTACATTTACAAGTCCGTTTGGAAAGGAGACTTCACCAGCCGTAGAAAAACTAACATTACCAGTGACAACAAGATCACCACCGATGGTAATACCTTTACCAATCGTATCGGAGATTTCCATTTCATATGTACCACCACTTCCTCCGCCGGCGAAACCACCAGTTACAGAAAGACCAGTGCCGCCATTAATATCATAAACTCTCATTAGGTTCAACTTAGCAATAATCTGATCGTTCGTAAGAGTACGCCAATCATTGATTGTATCACCAAGTGACACTTCTGAAATTTGTGAATCATTTTTTGTTATATCGGACATTTAGTATTTCCTAGACTATGCTTCTGTTTGTACTACTACTGTTTCATCACCAAAGGCGAAGTTATAACCTTCTGTTTCTTTTTTGATAATAGGAACAAAGAGACCAGTATATAACCCCCCGCCACTGTTATCTGGTCTTATTTCAGGGTTTTTTCCTATACTCGCTGGTTGACGGACCAATGCTTGTGGATTATCGGGATTTCTACTCTGATTTACTATTTCATAAACTAGTCGCCCTGCTCCAATAGCATTCGAGTTTTGAACTCCTACGGCTGGATCTGTGAATAAATATTTATTTCCAAACTGATCAAACTCTGTTCCGTCTCCAGTAACTATTCTTATTAATACATTAAATCCAAGATAATCCCCAACTGCCATAGTGTCTGGAATAGTTTCTTCCATAGCAGTCTTCATAAGTTGAGACGCAACGTTTAAATATGGTGGGAATGTTATCCAAAATCCAGTAGGAATCCAAGACCGATCTGCGGCAGTAGTAGTAAAGTTAGTAAAGAACTCAGCATTTCTGTAAACTCTAAGATTTCTGCCATTCTCTGCAAGCACCACGGGAGATTTTGTTGGATCCCCAATATCTTCTCTTTCTAAATCGATACGAGGTTGTCCGTGATGAAACAAACATCTATTTGTTGTAGACGTTTGGTATGATTGAATAGTTTGTAGTTCTAAAAGTTCTCTGGATTGTAGAGCATAGCCTGGAATAAATCCAATAGAAATATGATTGGATTTAGGATTCCAGTCATCACCATAACCAGAACCGGCTCCAAACATAGAAAAGTTCCAAGATGTATTTGTAAAGGCCATTTATACTCCTATCATAGTGGGATGAAGAATTTCACAATATATTTTGTCTCTTTTAGAATGGTGAAAATGTTCTGTATTATGTATAATATATTCCCTGAGCCTACTTGAACTTCCGAGGGGAATACCTGCTCAACCTCAAAATCATCGCTCCCAGATCGCACTGTTTCTCCTGCAACTGGTAATGTTTTCTGTCCTGTAATAAAGAGATCTGCTCTATTACTTGTTCCAGGCCCTGTGTAGTTAAATGGTCTTAGGTCAACGGTGGTTGCGTCTGTATCTGAAGTCAGAAAAGAAACTTTTCCATTAGTAGGTAATCGAGAATCCGCGATTGCTTTGGCAGTTGTGAATTCAAATCCAGTGCCGCTGTTGTCTTTGATTTGAACTTTTGCTGCCTGTCGAATGTTTAGTTTTGTATCCGTTCCTTTGCCTAGTTCATCACCAACAACTTTCCCTGCGTTGTCTCCTGTTGCGTAGACTGGATTGGCAATCAAACCAAATGACCCCATCACAGTTCCATCAGGAAATGATCCGATTGTGTCGTCAGACTGGCTCATAGTACCAACAAACATTAGAGTTCTTGCTTGTAATGCAATGGTCGCATCACTGCCAATATCTAGGTCTGCTCCACCAAAAGATGCCTGTGGTGTGATTAGAGATTCTAGATCAGATTTACTCGTGATATCTGAGTTACTGTTTGGAGAAATGTCTAGTTTCACAGCACCACCAATATAGCCATTTCCGCCTGCTGGAATACTATACCCAGTTAACTTATAGCCCTTTACTGGATCAAATGCAGTTCCAATGTTTATCTTAGCACCAGTACCCTGTCCAATCACAGTTGCGGTTGGTTCTGAATCGAAGTAAACGTTACTGTTGCCGATATTAATATCGACATCATTGATCTGTCCTTTAGTTTGGTCACTAGCAAGTTGAACTTGGTATTGTCTGTATTTGGCACTGTTGATTCCCGTAGTTGGTTCGGTCGTTGGAGTAGGAACCGGAAGCCAAGTAGTTGTCAGGAATTTAAATAGTTGATCTACGATCGAGTATAGGTATTTCCAAGTATACCCATCTGCTGTTACGAATGATTCAGTCCCTCGTCCTTTTGGTTCTACTGTTGATCCTACTTTATCTCTATCTAAACCAGTCGAACTGTTCTTGATACAAACATATACGTCGAACTCAGAGTTCAATACATAAGGTTTATTTAGATAAGTAATTACACCATCGAAGTCTACTGTGTACTCATAGTCGTTTTTGTATGGGTTAAACGGATCATATACTGTTCCACTTGTCCAGTCAATGCGAGGAACACACATAGCCACATCGTTAGGAGTAACTCTTTCTAGAATAGTAATGTTTTCATATGTGATCTCATCTTGAAATGAAGAATCAGCAGAGGCTCCAGATGATCCTGTGAAACCCGCATGTGCAGCAAAGAAAAACACTTGATTTTGCTGTAATAGATTATCTATAGCATTCTTCGCAATCAAGTTACGAAACTTTATAGAACTTGTATTTTCAATAGTTCTGTTGGATATGTTTGTATTATTAACTGATGCCATTTATATTCCTCTTATGCTAACGTACAAGTGCTAACGTCCTCGACTGGATCATTGGGTGAAACATTATATCCCTTAGCAGCATCTGGTGTGAGATCAACTAAATTACCTAACCTCATATCACCAAACTGAGAACCTAACGGAATATCCTCAACCCAAGAAGCAGGGTGATTATATACTACCCAAAACGTATATCCTCTATCTTCTGCTGTATTGTATGTATCTGCTGTGTAAGTGTAACCCGCCGCTTCAGCGGCCGCACCATAAGTATAACCAATCGGAAACCCATTTGGATTGTGTGCAGGGGTAAAGCAGTTTACTGAGCCGTTTAATGGATTGGTTGTATATGGATTGAAACCACAAGGGAACAAATCAACTAAATTACACAAAGCAGGGAAAGGCTCTCTTCCGTTTAGAGTAGTATCAAATCTATACGCTAAGTAATGTCCAATCAAAGGTGATTCTGAATAACCAGTATCAATCGGTCCTGGCGGAGCAGGACGATAAGAATCAGGTCCAACATTGTTGAAAAGTTTAAACCCTGCGGGGTGAGTTATATCTTTTATTGGTTTTGTTGTAAACTCATAGTCTTCATCTATATTACCATCTGCAATGTTTTCTAAAGGCGTTATGGCTGTGACTGAATATGAGAACTGTTGAAAGTATTCATCTTGAAGTCTAACACCACCACTTAGTGTTGTTCGACTATCTGCCCAGTATCCATTGTATAGATTGCCTAATGTATCAGTATCCCCGTCAAGGTTTGGAACCCAGATAGAGTCAGATAATATACAGAGTTGAACTTTAGGATAATCGAAATCAATAGATCCTGCATTAATACCAAACAAAGATGAGAGCAGAAATCTAGTTGACTCTTCGGTTCCTTTGGTTAAGTAGAACTGACGAATGAAAGATAAAAAACGTCTAATATCCACTAGTGAGTTATCAGGATCACGCCAGTTATAAATGATTTGTCCGTTGTCTTCTTCTTCTGATGTATTTCTAACTGAGGTTTCTGGAAAGAGACTAGCGAATAGTTCTTTATGATGAATCAAAAGATTACTCGGTATATTTTTAAGATCCATCAGATAAGGAATCTGATTGATGTTGTTGCTAATACCTAGCCATTCAAAGTAGGATTCAATGAACTTAACATACAGTTCATGGTTTTCTAGAATATGAACAGGAAGTCTATCACGAACATAGAAAGGAAACCTTGGAGTAATAACATCAGGGGCAGAAGAAGTTCTTTCTGTCTGACGGTCAAATGCCACCTGTGCTTTGTTTTCTTCAAAAACACTAGCCTGTTGGTTTGTAGTTGTAATCATACATTGACATCCAGATTATCTACTTTACCTATTCTAAAGGTTGCTTGTTTGCTTGATTTAACTGAATTACTTTTAGGATTTGCTCTGATTATAAGATCAGAATCTCTAATCCCAGCATCCCAATCTGTTAGACCGAATATACTAATGTCACCCTTTAGATAATTTACAGTTCCGATTCTATAGTTGATATATTTTCTTACATTATTTTCTAGTATGTAAAATCTTAAAAATCCGTTTCCGTCATCATCAATATATCCTATATTTTCATCAGCATCACCAAATCTAACGGAGTCGTTGATTAACTGAAACTTACCTTCGATGCTATTTTTTACAATATTATTAACGAAGGAGATATATAGATTTCTATTTAAAGCATCATCGTTAGGATAATCTTCAGCCTTAAAGGTTGATGACATTTGTACATTAAACTCTACAGATCTTATTGCTTTATTTTCTTCTACAAGTTGTGAAACAACAGTTGAATATGGAAAGACTTCTCTAAATCCACATGCAGGATCAAAGTCAGAAATCTTCGTTTGAACTATAGTGTTCAAACCAGATCCATCTATATTTACTACTCTATCGTATATAATCTCTCCACTAAGAATATCTAAGTCATAACAAGTTGGTTGCACAAACTCAGGAAGAATGCCAACAACAGTTTTCTCTTGTAGTTTAGCAGCAAACACTGAAAGTTCACTTTGTGTAAATGTGAGACCAGCAGCATCTTTTACACATGCAAGATACAAACGACCATATTGAGGAGGATTATTATCCTCACCACCCCATGCAGTGGCATCAAAGACTTCGGGGTTTTCTACCTTGAACACAATCTCGGCATCCTCTGCTGTAACTGCTCTGTTCTGTGCTTGGAAGTATGATGGAGCATTTCTTCTAATGCTTTCACTGTCTTCTCTTTCTGCACCTCCGTATGAAGGACTTACTACTTCATTGACTGTAATGCTAGGTTGTCCATCTCCATTCAGTGGTGTGAAACTTCTTTCACCATTTGCATTATCAACTCCGTTGGGAGTTAAGTATGACACCACGACGTTAGAGTCTTCTGGAACTTTCACTCCATAGGTGCCATCACCAAAGGAAACTTCATATGCTCCAGAGTAAATAGGATCAACAAAGAAAACTTCAGAAGAGGCAGATAGAACTGAGATTCTATCTGCCTTCGTAAATTCTCTACCACCAACTGTTACTTTTAGGGAAGATATATCGGCAGTCTCAGGTACTGTGACACTCCCATTAAAGTAAGTTGTAGATACTGATCTGTTTTCAGAGAGATTTTGATATACAATTATATTACCCGTGGATGATCCGAAACGTTGATCTTCTATCGTTATGAAATCATATCCAGTATCTCCACCAGAAAATACTCGGCCTGCTTCGATTCCACTACCACTACTCATTGTTACATTTAGTTCGGCTCTAGAAGCGATTCTGGATCTTGGTGTGTAACCAACAAGTCTTGCTAATGATACCAGAGAGTCTCTCTTTTGTGCTGAATCTATAAAACTTTCATTGGCTAGAAAGTTTGTATAGGTAGAAAAGAAAGTTGTATTATATGCCAACAGATCTATTAAAGTAGATAGAGCAGATCCATTGAAATCATAATCACTAAACTCATCTTTAGTTTTAATAAAATCAGTAAGAGAGGTTCTCACTTGATTAAAATCTGTTTTACTAAGATTGATATATGAATCGGGCATTATCTTACTCTTTCTATGGTTATGTCTAGTACATCATCTTCATCTAAAAAACTATATTCTACTTGTACCTTTAGTTCTTGATTTATATCATTATATTCAGCCAAAACATTTATCAAGTTAACTCGGGGTTCAAATGTCACGATTGCTCTTCTTACATCAGATTGAACTTCGGAAACAATACCAGGCGATGGTTGATCGAAAAGTTTAGCAACAAGATTGGCACCAAGCGATGGACGAAAAGGTCTTTCATAGAAGTTAGTAAGGACCACATTCCTTAACGACTGCTTGATTGCATTGTTATCGAACTTTCGAGCAACATCCTTAGTCGTGGATTGAGCGAAGTTAAAATCGAGATCGGAATATCTAAACTTATCTGTTTTAGCCATATCTTATGTATGCCTTTATTCTGATGGATCGTAGGGTAAACTATCTCTATTTAATCTTACTCTCATCATACTAGAGTTATCTCTATCGAACACTCTGCGAATACCTGTAACTAAATATTTACCTGCAAGTGGATCTGATTTATCAACTTTTCCTAGTAGATTATCATCAATCGTATCTGGAGATCTACCAGTATCAACACGAACAAGTTTTCCGATTGACATATCCATGTCGTTTGGAACTACTATTTCAATTTCTTGAGATTGAATCAGAGCAACTTGAGCCCTTCTATATAACGGTTGTTCTTTAGGTGTTGACCAATATCTATTCCAAGCGTATGAACAATACTTAGCATACTCAACAGACCTACTTGTGTCAGTTACAGCATTGTCTAGTCCAACACAAGTACCATTGCAGTCTAGGAAATTTTGCCAATCTTTGGCGTTCCATATTGGATTACTACCGTCTGTCAACCCTAGTTTATCGTTAGGATAGTAGTTACCTTGAGTATAACTGTTGTAAAGTTGTTCACTAGTGGCCGCGACGGGTTGATTAAACTCACCTCGATTATACCAATAACCCCAATAATATGAGTTGAAGTAATCATCATCACCAAACTGAGCAACCAAACCAGCAGAGAACTGACGAAGAAACTCTGTTACACCATCTTCACTTAGTGTGGGTGGGAGTGTACTTATGGCAGAGTATGCATATGGATTACCTCTACCATATAAGGCAGGCCAGGTAACAGAGACAGTATCTACTTGTATATCCACTAAATCAAAACCAATAAACGCCCCTGCTCCGATCTCAGGTTTTTCTAGTTTGACTTTACTCACATATGGAATATCAAGAGTTTCTTCCGCAACATCCACATGTCCACATAATCTAGGAATAGCACAAGTCTTAAGCATCGAATACTCGGGATTATTTTGATATGAAACATCTATACTTCTCTCGAAGGTTCTAGTTGATCCAGGCCCAACTTCTACTTGGATTGTCTCACCTTTTGCGTTTACAAAACTACTAGGAATATTAACCACTTCGGTAACTTCAAGACTTGAATTTGGTGCAAAAATATAATGGGAAGGAACAAGTTCGGTATTACTGTATAGGTCACTTATTCCACCATCATAATAATCATAGTTATAGAACCAAAAAGTGTTATAGGCATACGAACTATAATTGAGTGGAATAACTTCACTATTACTGGGACGAACTTCAGTTGTCCTGAAATCTTTGATAAACATATTAGTCTCAAAGAACTGTTTACCATATCCACCAAATCGTCTACTATATCCCCAATAGTCACCAAAGAATCTAGTTAAGGTTCTTGTGTTTGGAATACCAAAACGTGGATTCAGCCAATAACTATTCCAAAACATATTATTATAGAAGTTGATTGGATCTCCAAACTTACCTCTAATCGCAGGAGAACAATATTCTTTTCCAAGGTACTGAGTAATCAAGCCACATTCAGATGGTATGTTGTTCCATTTTTGTTTTAGTGTTTCACAATCTACTGGATCGCCATTGTAAGGAAGCAAGGGTTCTTGATTTTCACAACGTGGATATGATTGACCAATATATTCTGGAGAGAGTCTCGGTACGTTATCAACTTCTATTTCTGGTGGAAAAATATCGGCCTGATCATCATAACCACTACTGAATAAAGTATATCGAAAATCTGTACCAAATTTTGTACAAGGAATGTATGTGCCGAACTTAGCATAAAACTCTGGATTCAATCCCTCTAAAACTGGAACTAGACTATCTGGTCTTGCTTCACCCAGTATAATACGATCTACCAGAACTTGTGGATTGTCAGTTTCAGAATTTTCACTTACCCAGTTTTCAATCGCATTCCTTTCTGCACTACTAGTTTGCGATCCATATAGGTCGAGCATTTCATCCCTACTACTACAATATTCACAGAACCCTTGTCCTATGCCTCTACCTAATGTACCCTCTCCCGTTTCTAGTGAGTTTAATCCACTGTCGATTACAAAATTATGTTCGTAATACAAACGCTGTATTGCAGCATCATAATATTCCTTGAGAGAATCTATGATAGGCATCTTGATATTATCATGAACAACTCTGAACTTATCGCCAGGTAGATCCATCTGTCTTGCAAACTTTGTCCTAAAGAAATCATCTGGATTTGTTTGATAAAAAGAGTTCACGGTTCTGTAACTTGAGTTATACCAACCATACCAAGTATTATCTAAATCATAGGAACTTGAGTTATACCAACTAGAGTTTCCTATACCTTGCTGCATATACACGGGAGGAACTTCAAGAAAACTAGGTTGAGTGTATTTTGAAAACTGTTTTTCACTTGAACGAATTAAGGGATAAGTTTCGACACTGTTCCATTTGTCTTTATCTTTCAAGTAATCATATTCTATAGAACCTTCAATGATTGCCTGAGTTTCAATAGCAGTGTTTCCTAGTGAACTGTCTAGTCCATTTGGTCCAATGACTTTTTGAAGTCCTCCTAGATTGGCAGGAAGTGTTGCGTAGTAAGACGCAAACTCATTATCTGGATTCAACTCGTAGTAAACAACCTTAGACGACAGAGCCTGTTTATTTAACAAGTCCATAAAATCAACTTGTTGTATACTATTGAGTTCGATAATTCTTGTTTCTTCACCAGTTCCATTTGGGTTTGAAATATCATAAGTATAAACTTTATCAACTTCTTCATTTCTATCTCTGAGATAACTATCGATTGATCTAAAATGCCATCCGCGAAGATCATGCCACACAAAGAAGTTTGCTGCATTTGGGTTTTCCTTAGAGACAGCATTTTCTGCTAGTTCACCTAGTAGTTCAAAAACCTTCTTCGGTCTAGCATCTTGATTTTCATCGTTGTTGTTTATTCCCGCTACATCTCTGTTTAAATAATATCCTCTTCTTGTAGATTCAGGAGTATTTCTATCATCAAGATAAGATGGGATATAGTTGATCCAGTTGCCAGTAGATTCTATATCAATGGGATTTGTATTTTCTCGACTAATATCAAGTTCAAATCCTGCAACATCAAAAATCTTATTCACCAATCCATAGTCTTGGTTTGTTAAAGATCCCGATTCTGATTCTGTAGAAATTGGTCCAATATGTTTGTTACTTAAGTGACCTTCAAACTTTAAAGAATCCACAAGAAACTGATATGTAGTAAAGTAAAAAATATAGGATGTAAATCTGTTTACCCTATCCGTTGATTGATTTACCTTATATACTTTAAATCGTTGAGTACTACCCTTAAATTCTTGTTCACCGTTTTTATTGGTTTTTGGACTAAATGAAAGTGTAATCCATTCTGTTCCCTGAACACCCTTTAACGTACCATCCCAACCAGAGGTATTGTTAAGTATAATTCTACCAGACATAGAAGTGCTGAATATATCTTCAGTAAAATCTAGACCTTCAAAGTCTAAATTCAAATCAACAACAACAGATGTTTCAAAATCATCTGTTGTTATTTCTACTTGAGATACACCACCTATAAATGCAGATTGATCTAACATGAAAACTCCAGATTACAATAACGATAAATTACTTTGATTTGCTGAACGGATTACTGATGTTCTTCCACCAGATGGCTTTTGACTAATTAGGGAAGTCATTAAAGTAAGTGCTTCATTTTTAAGATTATCAGGAAAGACTTTTATTGTTCTTAATGAATCAGACCTATCCTCAAACTGATAGGTAACAGAGCGTGAGAATTCTTGAAATACCTCAGTTCCCTCAATCCACTCATATATTAAAGTAGTTCTTAAAGCACTCGAAGGCGCACCTTCTGCGGTAGGATCAAGAAGAACACTAAAATCACTTCTCCAAGCGAAAGGAGGCACTTCACCACCCGAACGATCCTCAAACTTTTCTACCGTTGTGATTGGATTTTCTAGACGAGTGACTGTGTTTACATGTTCAATACTACCATTGTTGTTTACACCAAACTTATCTCCTACCTTTAGTCTAACTCCACTAGAGGCAGGAATGTTTAAATCAATACCAAAAAAGTTGGGTCGTATTCTAGTGATAACCGAGGAGAAAGGATTATCTTCATCATAGTCACCTGAATCGGTTACACGAACTATTTGATCACCAACATCATATGGATTTAGTGTTTCAAACGAACCTGTTCCGCCAGGAAGATAATGAACTGTATCTTCTGTTACGGCAGGTATAGTCTGATCAAAACCACTTCTGGGCCAATCTCTAAACGGATCAGTTAGATCATTAAACAACATAATCAACCAATACCAGTCGGGAGATCCATATAACTTAGTAGAAACAACCTCTGGTGTTTCTCCTGTCTTAACCGTATATGACTTGTAGTTCCTGACGGAACCAAAGTTGTCTAAAAATCTAACGCGCCTCATCATGTCAACTACTTCTCTGACATCAGCACTGGGTCCATTTATGCCATTTGGATAAAATGTATATGTGGTTGTTGGAAAACTTGAATTAAACATTTATGCTACCTCAGAGAACACCATTTATATCTTCTGATGTATGGATTCTAATATCTTGGAATGTGAGAGTCAGTTCTATTGCTTGGTAGTAGTTATCAGGAGTCAAGGAAACTCTTCCACTTCCTGCATAGTTCGTCGATATACTAGTTAAGAACGCAGCGTCAATTTTAGGAAAAGCATTATCAACTCCGAAGCCTTGATATACTTCAAACTCATGCGGAAACGCAAAGAAGGACTTTCCCGTCCCCAAACCATAGAACGTTGGATAAGCCTTTTCTCGAAGACTTTTTATGATCTCTGCTATGACTGTTGCTTCTTGTTCACTTCTTGCAAACATGTTAAATGTAAATGAATGTGTTCTCAACTCAGGTGTTTTGAATAGAAGTTCTTCTTTGGGGTTGATAGAACCACCGAGGGCTCTTGACGTATTATTGGTTGCAGTACTGGATAACCCTTCAAGCATCCTCCCTCCAAGAGCCAATAAGTTACCAAATGTTTCACTCAGTTCTGCTACTGCCGCAGCACCCAAAACACTAGTTTGTTCATATGTAAAGTTGTCATCAGATTGTATATTTTGTGGGATGATTATTTTATAACTCTCTATTTCAGGATTTCGCTTGCCTTCCGATACCTGAAAAGCACTAGCATATTCCCTGGCATTGATAACCAGAAAAGGTTCACCTGAAAGTTCTATATTAGATGGATAACTGTAAGACATTTACTTTCCCTATAGATACTAGTATGGCATATAAAACAAAATACTCACCACAAAATCCTCAAAAGTATATAGGTAACCCAAACAATATAATCTGCCGTTCTTTGTGGGAACGTAGAGTTTGTAGGTTCCTAGATGAAAACACAAAAATCATTCGTTGGGGTTCTGAAGAACTATACGTTCCATACTACTCTCCTGTCGATAGGAAGAATCATAAATACTATCCAGACTTTATCGTTGAAAAGGCAGATGAAAACGGAGAAGTGAAAACCCTCGTAGTAGAAGTGAAACCAGAGAAGCAAACCAAACCACCAAAGCAACCTAAAAAGAAGACTAGGAACTACCTCCGCGAGTGTATGACCTACGAAACAAATATGGCTAAATGGAAAGCAGCAAAAGAATACTGCGAGAAGAAGGATTGGGAGTTTATTGTAATCACAGAACTGGATATTTTCTCCAAGTAGGGCATATATACTACGGAGAAAACTGATGTCACAAGCAGGTTTTAACAAAGTTAAGTCTACTACGAAAACTCCTAGAGAGATTTTCGACAAATATACTTTTGATATTAGTCTTATTGGTCCATCAGCCGTAGGAATATTGTCCAGTGGCGCTGGTGATTTTCATGCGTTGAGTTGCACTACTCCAACCAAAAGAATAGCAACAGACGAAAAAACTCTATGGGGCCCTGTTTACAACGTTCCATATGCTAAAGTGTTTAGTGGTGATTTTGAACTATCTTACATGTACCAACAAAACGTCCACGAATACATTCAAAGATGGAGTAATCAGATAATATTCGGTGAAGATAGAGCAGGATATTATAATGATTTTGTTGGTAGTATTGAAATAAACTATAGTAGTCGAGACGAGACAAGTGTAACGACCTATAAATTAAAAGATGTTTTCCCTGTATCGATAAATGGGCTTGAACTTGATATGGCATCAACCAACTCATATCAAACAGGAAATGTGTCATTCTCGTTCCGTGACTTTGATTTGTTTATAAATGGTGAAATAATATGAAAGGATTTGGTAAATGAAGTTAGTTGAAATGTTAAGGTCAGAACTGCCTGATTATAGTATAAAAGTTCCGTCAGTCGAGGATAATTTATCTTTTAGACCTTTTCTGGTTAAAGAAGAAAAGAATCTACTCTTAGTATCAGAAGAAGGAAATGAACTGGATATCATAAGGGCGATCAAAAATATTCTGATTGCTTGTTTTGATAATTTGAATCTAGACAATATATCTTTAGGTGAAGCAGAATATCTTTTTGTTAAACTACGAGAACGTTCTGTTGGTGAGAATCTAGAACTAATCTATAGTGATGGCTCAAGTAAAAAGCCTGTAAATCTAGATCTTCGCACAATAAAAGCACCAAAGAGAACGGGACCAAAGAAAAATACTTTTAGTGTAACAGAAAATATCACTATAAAGTTAAGAGAACTCACTCTAAATGATGTCATCAAAAATGAAATAAAAATTTGGAATAAAGACCAAGATACTTACATCAAGATGGTAGCGTCGATGATAGACACAGTGACTATCAAAGAAGAGTCTCTTAGCGGCACAGATCTCTCACATAAAGAGATGGTAGAGTTTGTAGAGAGCATGACAGAAACTCAGTTTGCGGCATTACTTAAATACGCCGAAAAATCACCTCAACTACATCACGCATTAGAAGTAGATGGCAATAAAATAGAAATCAGTGGGTTAAATGATTTTTTCGGTTTAGTGTCTCCCACATGAATCTAGAGGGGTTCATGAAATTGGTGTTTCAACTAATGCACCATTATAAGTATTCATACGACGACATAATGAAATGGATACCGTGGGAAAGAGATGTCTATATTTATCAGTTACAGGCTTGGTTGAAAGAAGAAGAAAAGATTAAAGCAAAAAACAAAAGGTAAACATGGCACAGACACCACAACAAAAACCTAAAACTGCTGAAGAAATCAAGCGAGAAAAAGAAATTCTGCGTACACAGAAGTTGATGCAGAAGTTCATTAAGGAACGTCAAAGAGACCAGAGAACTGGTTCTAGTATTGCTAATAAAAACCTGAATAAACAGAGTCTTAAAGATCTAAAGAAAACTGGGGTTCAATCTAGAAGTGCTGCTACAGAATTTGGTGCAGAAAAACCAGAAGGTTTAACTTCGGTTGTCGTTGGTACTGCCAAAGAAAAAGGTGCTGAAATCGCAGGCAATTTACCAGGCGCAGGTGTTGTTAAGTTCTTCAGAAGAAGAAACCTACAAAAGAAAGCATACGAAGAACTACAGAATAAAAGAAAAAACTTTCTAAAAATAATAAGAGAATCTGAAAAAGAAAACCCTGTAGGATATGCTAAGTTAATACAGTCCGTAAAAAACTCATACAAGGGTGATGATAATATATCAGAAGTTCTGATTGATACCCTGATTCAAATGGGTATTACAACAAAAGAAGAACTTTTGTTGTTGCTAGATCAACTCGCCGGCGGGGCTCCAGATGAGGCTATACAGAATGCTATTGGTGAACAACTTCAAGCAGCAGGATTTGAGGCTAAGTCAACAGGACTCTCTGGTCTTGGTATAAGTACGCCCTCTTTGGTTTCATCTAATGATAGTCCAGAAGTCAGTCCTGTAAGTGGCGGTGTAGCATCTAGTTCTTCGCCTGTACCTTCATCTGCATCTGGTCTCTCTTTAAATGTCATCGAGAAAGAACTAAAGTTACAAACGAAATCACTATCCAACATAGAAGATAGTCTCAAGATTGATAAATCGAAACAAAGAGAAGAAAAACTAGAAGATAAGCAAGAGGAAACTCAAACTGAATCTCTAACAACTATAGCACAATCTGTCTCTGTTAAAAGTGGTGATAAAGCAAAAGAACGAGAGAATAAACTAGAAGGTGAAAGGGCTGCAAGTCTTGCTTCGGCTGGACTTGGTGGAAGTCTAGATCTCCCAGATATTGGTGGAGATGGAGAAGGTGGAGATGGTGATGGTGGAATAATAGGAACCATCTTTAGTAATGTTATGGGAGCATTAGGAATCAGCCTCACCGGCGGCCTGGGCATCAGCGGCTTTATCAAGGAAAAAGTCAAGAGTGTTTTGGGTTTTGGTAAGGGTAAAACACCCACACCTTCAGTCACACCTCCACGCACACCCTCAACTCCTCCTCCAATGCCAGGTGGTGCGCCGGCACCTCCTCCCCCAGCGCCTACCACAGCACCGAAACCAAGAGGGTTCTTTGGTAGAATGTTTGATCGAGCAAAGGGTGCGATTAAAACAGGAAAAGATTTTGTTGGTCGTGGATTCTCTGCTGCAAAGAATGTCGTCGGTAGTGGAATTTCTGCCGCAAAGAATCTAGCAACTGGACCTGCGATGAAGGCACTTAAAAAGCAAGCAGGACCAATACTAAAGGCTATTGGTAAAAAACTACCAATCATTGGTCCTGCTATCTCAGGATTGATTTCTCTTATTGATATTAATACTATCAAAAATGATCCATCTCTATCTGTTAAAGAGAAAAAAGAAGCGATAGGTAAATCTCTAGGTGCAGCATTGGGTATGGCTTTGGGATCATTAGGAGGAGCGGCACTTGGTACTTTGATTCCCGTCCCCATAGTAGGAACCCTCGCGGGATCCTTCGCTGGTGGATATCTTGGCGACTATATTGGTAGTAGTCTTGCTGGTTGGGTCGGTGGAGAAAATGTGTATAATGTGCTAGAAAAGATTCCCGTTCTCGGTAGTATCATTGGCCTAGACGAAGAAGAAACTCCATCTATAACTCCAGCAAATGTCAATAGTTCTGAGTTATCACCAAATACGAATGAACAAAGTATGATGTCTTCGGGTGATGTTTCCAACCTATCCACAACACCACAAACAGGACCAATGGTAGGTACGGGAAGTGCTACACCTAGAACATCGTCCAGTAGTCAGGATATAGCAGCACAACGCAAAGCCAGTTTCAGAGCCAGAGAGGATCTTAAGTCTAAAATGGGAGTAAGCACTCTCCCGCCAGGTGTTGTTACAGATGTAAAACCAACAGGTGATGGTTATACCGCTACAGCAACTTTCAATCCAGCAACGGCGGAAGCAGCGAGTAGAATAAGTGAATCATTAAGTAGTTCTAATGGATCTGCTGGTGGTGAAGGGATAGCAGGAAGACGAGATCTATCGATGAACACCTCCAGTCAGATTGATCGCTCGACTAGAAATGAAGCAGGTATGTCCTCATCTGGTTCCGATGGTAATACAAACATAGTTGCTCCATCATCTACATCAACTACTAATAATAACAACACATTTAGTAGCGTATCAATGTCACAAGAGGAAGCATCATTCATGGCATCTCAAATGGTAAACCGTGGATCTAGATTCTCTGCTGCTAGGTTTGGATAATAGAAAAGGGGAGTGACCGAAGCCACTCCCCTGATCATCCCTCTCCTGTTTTTCACTCGTCATCTGCTGCGAGTTTGTTGAAGAAGGACAAGGCGTCCTCTTCAGTCTCAGCAGTGGGAGCGGCTGCGGGAGCAGTAGTGACCTCAGGCTCACTAGTCTCTGCGGTTTCAGTAACAGCATCATCCTGAGTAGAACGAATGTCGTTACCGAGAACGTCGTTGAGACGCGCCTTGAGTTCCTCGTAAGACTTGAACTGATCGGGAGCAATAATCTCAGTAAGAGAGTATTCAGACTTCCACAGATCCTCAAGACGAGTATCATCACCATCAAACAGAGCAGACTGTGCCTCGAACTCACTCTTGTCGTAGTTGATGTAACCAGCAACCTTACGAACCTTGAGTTTGAAGTTGGCACCCTTCCAGAAGTCGAAGGGATCGACTGGAGTTTCGTCTGCAAATTCAGGCTTCATAGATTCCTGAATCTTGTCAAAGATCTTCTTACCATACTTGTAGAGGAAGACCTTACCCTCATTCTGTGGGTTGCTGGGATCGCTCACCACAAGAATGTTACTGATGTAGGAGAGACGACGCTTACGCTGTCGAGCAATATCCTTATCAGATTCAAGTCCGCTGTTCCAAAGATCGTTGTTTACCTCACAGAGTGGACACTTGCCACCGATAGTGGTGGGACAGTTCTCAATGAACCAACCACCCTTACCCTGAAATCCGTGAGTGTAAAGACGAGCGAACGGGAGTTCCTCATCGCCAGGAGCGGGGAGGAATCGAATAACGGCATAACCATTACTCGACTTGTCTAGTTCAGGACGCCAGTAGCGGTCATCCTTGTAAGACTTCTTGTCATTCATCTTTTCCATCTTGTCCGAGAGAGCAGATACATCTCCGCTTCTCTTCTTCATGTCTGAAAAGCCCATATGCTTTTCCTTTCTCTAGGGATCTACCCTAGCCTGAGTTACGCAAGGAACTACCTTGCACGAATGTTAGATTTATTATACCACCCAAAAGTCATTTGTCAACTAAGGTTGTATTTTATTTTTCTTTCTTTTCTTACCATTTTGCCTATAATCTTTACTCTGTTGATCTTTCATTCTCCAGCCTTCTACTACCTCTATAGCCTTACTGCGAGTAAGATCTCTTTTCTTCATGACTTTTTCTACATCACTATAAAATTTATCATCCTTGATTATCTTGAATGACTTTTTATAGCCTTGTCGTCTATTCTTATTTTTCCATCCAGAGAATGTGTGCTGGTTCATGTCATTAAATTGGGAGTTTTGCTGAGGTTAGTTGAGGCAAGATATTGAGATCTCTGCCTTCGATTTCCAACTTCTCGATAATAGGCTTTGTAAGAGTCTTTGCAACGAATACGGGATCAATATCGTATTCTTCGCAAATACTCAATACAGCCTCAACGTAGGTTCCACCATTTTCCTTCACATAAGTTTCAATCTCATGTGGGAAGTTTATATCTTCAATCATTACGAATCCTTTTGGGTGTTGGTTACTATTATATATATTAAAGATCAGAATATCATATCGGAGTAGATCATGGCTGATAACATTATCGTCGCTAGCGGACCTTCAGGTGCCACATATAATATGGCTACAGATGACGGGTTCGGTGTTAGTGCAGACGCACAAGTTCAAATCATCAAACCCGTATTTGGTGACACCACCACTTCAACTCGCGTATCAAATAACAATCCTATGCCTGTTCAGTTGTTCTCTGGATACTCCGGAGGATCAACTGCATCTATTATAGAAGATGGTGAGTTGAAAGTCAAGGGAACATTCAACATCGGTAACTCGATGGCTGTTTACGGAAGCACCGCAGCATACCTCAAGGTAATCGTTGCTGGTGGCGTAACGGGAACTTCGGGTGCTACAGGTGTTATTGGTTCTGCTGGTAATCCAGCAGTATACTCTGCCGTAGAAGTTACTGGAGCGGTACAGGGTATCTCTGGTGGACAAGCACTCGCTGTGTCTGCCACTGATCTTGATATTCGCAACCTAACTGGCGGAACAATAGGCTACACAGGATCTACTCTATCTGATTATGTGGCTGTTCAAGGAATCTCTGGTGGAATGGCAGTTTCCGTATCTGCCACTGATCTTGATATTCGTAACTTAACTGCCACTGATGTTGTCACTGTGGTTGGTACTACTGCCTCTAACGTGGGAGTCACTGGAACCGTTACTGCCATTGCAACTGATCTTGACATACGGGATCTCGCAGCAGGAACGGACTCTGTAGCGGTATATAACTCTGCTGGAGGTACGACCCTCCCAGTCGATCTCTACGCAGCAGGGACCGCTCTAGGAGTCTCTGGAGACGCTCTGAAGGTCGCGTTCGATAGTGTCACTGGAGTTACGTTCTCAGTCAATGTAGCAAGCGATATCGGGGTCTCTAACACCGCTGGAACCACCCTAGCAGTCGAGGGTAGAGCAGGAATGGTCCCTGTAACGGTCCAAGGAGAAGGTGCGGGAGACTCGGTTGTCGTCTCTGCCACCGATCTTGATATTCGTGATCTAACTGCCTCTGATCAAGTTACAGTGGTCGGTGATCTAGTGACTCACGGTGCCACTACTGCCGCTCAGATTACACAAGCCAATCAAAAGATTGGCACTCTCAACAACACTGTATCTGGAGTTGGTGCTAAGGTAGACACCGCAAACACTTCACTAACGACACTCTCTGATTCTGTAGTAACAGTAGGAAACGATAAACTAGTGAAGACTAGTATGGATCGAGTTACTCCTCCTAGTCAGATTTATGTTGCCACTGTTAAGGTTTCTGGTGCTGGTAAACCTCTTGCTTCAGCAACACTACAAAATGGTGTGACGATTAAATCTTCTTCTAGTAATATAGGAAGTATTTTTGTGGGTGCAACTTCTCTTGTGAATAGCACAAGTAATGGTTTCCCCCTTCTTCCTGGCGAAGAGTTATTCATAAGCATCTTAGATCCATCCAAGATCTTTGTTCGCACAGATTCCAGATCATCTACAATCCATGTAATAGGTTCTTGATATGATAAGAAGACCAAAGAGAACTTCTACTGCAAATAAAAAAGCAGTAGAGACGAGTGATAATCTGATTCGACAAAATAGTGCAACTGTATATGGACTATACTTTGCCTCATCGAATACTGACTTTCTTTTAGATGAAAAGAAGACTCGTTTCTCTTTGCGTCCTAGTGTAGTTGTAAAGCCTGATAGACAAACTGTAATGTTTGACTACTCGCAGGTCACTGGAGATGAAGCATCAATCTTTGATGGCTTCTTCCGAGGACTTAGTGCTGGTGCTACGCTAACACTAGATGGTGGTATTGAGTCCACCTGCAATTTTATCAATGAAGTTACTGGTGTTCCACTAACCAATTTCGCAGACACCTACACGATCTCAACTGTTGATGTTTCAAAGAAAATCTTAGTGGCGACTAAAGGCACTACTATAACATCAACAACTGCTTCTGTGTTTGATGGTAGATACTTCATCGATCTACCCCAGTGGACTAAAACTCAAACGAATGAAGACTCCACTTCAATCAGTAAAATCTTAAACCTACTTCCAAGTCAGTCTATCAGTCACTTGGGTGTTGTACCTGGCTCTGTCTTAGAGTTTGCAAAGACCAGTAAGAATAATAGTCGATATACAGTAGAAAGCATCTATACTCAAAATGGTATTGAATGTATTGATGTAACAGAACAAGTAGTTCAAGAAGATGCCTCTGAAGAGCAGGTTATTGTTTCTGTTTATGGAGAAGAGCCTCCTGTATCAGAATCTTCTTCTTATGAACCTGTTCTTTATGTAACAACAGGTGCCTTAGGAGGGGATTGTGAACCGCCCATCTACGGACCAATGCCGACTCCTATGACTGGAAAACCATTTAAAGACTGGTTAAAGAGAGACATGGAGTGTTGTAAGTGTCTTGTCTATGCAGAGGCTGAGTGCAATGACGATCAATGTCAAATATGTAACGCATGGGTCATATGGAATCGAAGAAGAGATAGAGTTCCAGGCGGAGCAATCCCACCAGATGACGGCACCGGAAGAGATGAAGACAGTTATTGTGATATGGCAAGATTGCGTAATAGATTTTCTGGTGGATGGGGAGCAAAAAAATTCAATGAATGTTTCTGCAAGACCACAGATAATTCTTTAGAAAAAAGATGTATAAAATCAGCAGAAAAGATCTGTAATCAAATTGGTCACTCAAACTATCGTGGTATGGAAGATCCAACAGGAGGGGCGAACTACTTCTTTAGAGACGGAGCCGTTCCGGGGTGGATGGACTGTAATGTTCAAGCAGGTCACTGTACCAAGGTCACAAATAAAAAATGTGGTTCTTGTGGAAACGTTTTTTACAAATGCGATATAGTGCCTAAACCATGTGATGAGTTAGGAAAGAAACCTGGCGGTGGTGAGGATGTTGAGCCAGACGATACTCCCGTCGTTCCCGCTTGATCACTCTTCTTCGTTTGCGGCCTCAATAGTTTTATTGATACCTCGATCAACAGCGGCTTCTTCTACTGACCTTGGTCTAAACTTGAGTGGTCCCTCTTCAAACTTTTTAGTTTGTTCTGAGTTAGCCAACTTCATGTTTTCTTGAATCTCATTAACCTTATCTAACCAGTTCTGGAATCCTTCACCGTAGTTCATAAGGATCTCGTCACCTTCCTTGATATCATCAAGGGCAGTTAGAGCAGTAACGGACTCGGTGTAGTCGTGAACTAGAACGGCGTTGGGTTCTAGAGAGTGGTTGGTAAACTGACAATAACCAAACGGAATAGCAAAGTTAATGCCTTCCTTCTGACACTTCTCACAGTTGCAGTTGATGCCGTAGGAATAGTGGTGAAGGGCGGGGTCACGGTTCTCGTTCTGCGACCTATGGGTGGTGCGGACGAAGATCGTCTCTTCAATAACCTCACCCTTTTCGATCGCTTCCTTTGCGAATAGACCGTAGCGGTGTAGATTAGATTGACGAACAGCAACCTTAGTTGAAATCTTTAGTTCTTCTTTCATGATGAATATCCTTTAAAGTATATATTACCGTGCCCGAGAATACTCTCGGTTGAGTCGTCGGACGTTCTCTTTGCCCTTGGCGATAAAGACTTCACCCGCAGTTTTATGCGAGTAGATCATTCGTGCTACAACGGGCGCCGCGTGCTTGTCTGCACAGTTCACGCAGTAGTCAGTTTCGCCGATCGCTTCGATGCGAGCAGCAGGAATTTCGTTATTACAGTCAAGACAGTTCATATATATCACTTATCCTCTTCAAACCTTCCACGGAGAATTCGATTATCCATACGTTCTCGATACTGCTTCGGGTTCTCCCAGAGGCGAACATTGCCCATGAGATCCACCTTGCACTTCCAGATTATACCACACATTGCAAAGAAAGCAAGCGACATTCCGTATTCAATCGGGATAAATCCTGCGACCATTGCAATACCAAGAAAGACATTGGTCACGGTCATAATCAAAAGCATAGTCATTGCGTACTGTTGTTCAAACATTATCTTCCATTCTTGAAGTTTTAAGTGCGTTCCATTTCAGCAGTTCAGTGTTCAACGCACTGATTTTGCCTTCAATGATATTCGTGAGTCGATCACTCTGAAAATCAAATGCCTCGTAGATTCCCTTGACGAAAACCAAAGTGTGTCCGTCGTGAGTATTGTGAATCTGATATGGTCCCTCGAAATCATGAACCTCTTTCATGGACCCACCTTCCTCACCTTGTTATCCTTACGAGACAGCATCCAAAGAACACCTTCGCTATCTTCCCAAGTCCAAAAGACTGGTTGAGTAGGATCTTCGATGCGAACCAACCACAGTTCAGTTGTTGCCTGTTGAATCTCTTGTTGGTCGTCCAGTTCCTTCTTGGTATCATCCCATCGAAAGAACAGAGTCAGTGAAATCATAATTGAAATCAACGCAATGCAAACCAGAAGTTCTAGTGTACTAAATGCTCTCATCGGTATCCTTGCCTCCACTCGTCGTTCGCGGCGTTTGCTTCGTCTTTTGCATACCACTCTGCGAAAATGATCAGAGACTCTGGATCAGGAGCAGGACCACGGGCGTCTGCTTCGACGATCTCCTGTCCTCGTTCAGAAATCCAACCATCAAACTCGTCGGTCCATCGGGCCCGATCATTCTTGCCGATGATCTTACCAGTAATAAAACAAATGTCTTCCATACCAATCCATTCTTCTACCATACGGGGCAGAACTTTTACCATAGTCTTGTCAGTCATACGAGCCATTTTCCTCTTTTGATGATACGAGTAGTCTGAATACATTCACCGCGAGCGTGCATCTTACGCTGCTTGGTGATGCCTTTACCTAAGCGAGAAGTGGGGATGCCACCGTGTTGACGAATGGCACCCCCCTCTTTCTCCGCTTCCAAATCGAACTGATCGAGATGTCGCTTCTTGTTCATGCACAAATTATACCACATCTACGATCTTTGTCAAGTCCTGTCGGGTGGATAGGCAGAAATATTTTCCCCCATATCATTCCACCCGTAAACTTTCCACACATCTCCTACCTGAAAATCTTCAGGCTTTATCACCGCTGCCCACCAGACTCCATTGCCGTACTGCTTACTGCCATCTGGCTGTTGGATTTGAGCATACCCCGTAACGTTGGCAGAGTCTGTTGCCAACTGGTGAATGATTTCTCCATCACGGTAGATCTCAACGACCCATTTTGCATTCGGGTTTGCTGCAACCCATTCATCAACAGTCACTTCACCATCAGATAGATTAACAGATTGATATCCATAAGTAGATGCTGAAATGGCGGCTGGTCCTCCTGATCCAGTGTCATCTGCGACACCGAAATCACCCTTGACTAGATCAACCGCCACTCCGCTTTTGGGACGATAAAATGCCCTCCTCGGGCATTGTCGTTCGGAGTCTCGTTCATAGTCAAGAGTAGAATGTGATCAGCAGACTCCCATAGAGGGTTGAAGTCCTCAGTGATCTCGATTGGGGGATCAGGTGGATCGGTGGGGTCAACATCACCCCCACCGTTCGCAGCCTCGATCTGATCGTTCCAAGAATCCGAGATGGCTTGGAATAGAAGTTCCATGTCCAACATGTCCACTACACCATCTTTGTTTAGATCGTACAGAGGATTGTCGGTTCCGAGTGCGCCAATCAAGAGTGTCTGATCAAGTTCATCGACCCAACCATCACCATTAAAGTCTGCGAGTTGTCCTTCGAGACGAGTTACGATGTCCCATATAACTGGGACTTCGATATTTTCGCCTGCTTCTACACGCTGACTCACGACGGTAATGATTCTCTTTGTGCTGGCTTCCCAACAAACTAAACCAGAATACTGTTCTGGAATAATAGGAATGATACCATCACTGAGTTGAACGGTAAGACGAATGCTCATGGTACGAGCAACTGAAGTGCTGTTCGTCCATTCGACTGTACCGTCTAGACCAAACGGTCCAACATAATCACCCATTGGTCGTTCATAAACTGCAACTACCTGTCGATCTCCTACATCACCTTCAGAAATGGTGAGAATAGATTCTACACCTTCGTCACTCAACTGAGGGAGTCTGGTCGTTGTAGTTGGTTTAGGCATTCGTGGAGGACAATCGATGTCCTGTGCGAAAGCACTATTACTTGCCAGTACGGCTGCTAGCGTTAATGATCTCAATATCATCTGCTGCTCCCTTCGTTGATACCTTTACCCATGCTCGACTCCAAATGTAACTGCACATCACTGCACCTGCTACACTCCACATGGCGATCTCTCCGCCTTCTGTGATGGGCCAGTTCTTAAACCAACCCGTGCCTTCAAGTAGTGGAAGTCCACCAATTCCAATTGCTGCCCAAAACTCGGTGGACTTCACACCTGGCTTTGGATCCGTTGTTGTCTTTACTGTAGCCATAATAATCTCCTTTTACCTTTCTATTTAGTTCATTGTCTTTAATTCAAAAAGAATTCCAGTTGTTGATTCAACCATTTCTTCTATATTTAACCAATCACCGCCCAGACTCCCGGAACTGAGATTTGGAACACTCACAAGTTTCGAGTCACCTGCTCTGAGATTAAGAGGTGATTTCGAGTATGCAAACCCCTTATCAGTGGTGATCTTCAACCACCAACCTTGTTCACCAGCAGAGGCAATAAACTCTTCTCCTGCTTCTCTTGTTGGGAAGCATGTGAGTGTCATACCCGTCAAAATACTTTTCGGTGAGTATGTGTATGCAAATCTCGATCTTTCGTTCCAACTATCTGCATCCAATCCAAATACCTCTGCAAGATGAATCTCTTCACCTTCAGAGTCTGGAGTCATAATGCCAGTCCATGACTTTGCTTTAGTTCCCAACCAAAGAGAACCTTCGCCAACACCGTCCTTGATATACATATTTCCGATTTCAGTTTCGGGTCCAAGTGCTTTGGGTGGAACAAACCAAGAAAACTTAGTGATTAGGTTACTATCGTCTGTTGGGATTCCACTATAAGTCATGGGTGGTGAAATCTCACCTGCTTCACGAAACTCGGTTACACCTGTAGGTTGATTCAGAGGACTGATGGTTCCATTGCTCAATGACTGCATGTTTATATCCTTGATTAAACAAGGACCATATTGCTTTCCGTCACTTCGATATATTAATCCGCCGTTTTCACTGATAAGACCAATGTTTAGAATATGATCATAACGGATTCCGATCTGAGCGATACCCGCAGTAGACATTACACCAGTCCACTTCGATTTAACATGTGCAATGTCGCAGTAGTATTCTTTACCAGTGCCGAAGAATCCAAACTGCTGAACATATTGATACTCGTCATGACCTTCATATCCGTAAAGAAGTCTGTTCATCACGGGAGCAACAACAAACTCTTCGCCTTGGTTGTTGACGAAATCGTTGGCCCTTCCCGCAAACTGCTGGAAGTGATCTGCGTGTCGTGATTTTGCCCGAGGATTCAACTTGCGAGTTGATTTACTATTGATAACTGCCTTGACATTTGTCAATGCGTCCATGTAGTTTCGATCAAGAACACAGTTGTTTACAAGTCTAGCATTACCATAACCATAGTAGGTTTCAGAATCAAAACAGTTGGTGTAGTAAATCTGCTGATTGTAAACATTACGGAAGATGTTTGCTCCGTTCGGAATATTCTCATCATCATCTGTGAGTTCCCACATAGGAGTTCCGTCTATAGTTTGAGAGAACCAGTTACTTTCAGTTCTACAGCCATCTAACCACCAACGAGTGGTTCGAGGAGTGTCTTCTAGATAGAATCCACCATTACCTCGTGTAAGAGCAAGAGGATCGTTTAACTTCACCATAGAACGGAAAACTATGTTGTTCCATTTTACCTGATGAACCTTGGGCCTCTTGCCGTAGTTTACACTACCATAAGAAACATCAATGACTGCTTCGATACCTTCTGGTGCTTCTACTTCAATCCAGCCAAAGTCACGAAGTAAAGTTGCATCACTTCCGAGTTCATATTCTGCACTTTCAGTTAGTTCCAGAATATTTCTCTTCGTTTCATCGAATAACTTATTTACGAGTCCAATACCATCGGCGATCGTAACAGATGAATCAACCTTGACACGATTTTCTCCTTCGGTATAGGAAAGGAACATCTGTACAGTTCTGGTATATCCATTTTCTGGAACAGCAGTGATACGAAGTTCTGTATTCTTACCAGCACCAATACCTTCTTTTGTTATTGGTATTTTGTAGTGGCCGCCATAACCATCGGTTGTTTCGTCTGGAACAAGAATCGCATTTATTTCTTCGCCTCCATCAGCAGAAACTAGAACTTCTTTGATTCCTGACCCATGAAAAGTATAAACATCAATATCACAATCTTTATCTGTGGTAAAAATGTTTGGTTGTCCGAGAGCAAGAGTCGGGTGTGAGTCTGCTGCGAAAGTATCATCATTCGATTTGATGGGATTACCATCAACATCCTGTGATTGAATATATTCTGCGGCGGCAATAGATTGACCAAACCTAGCAGGAGTATCAAAGTCACTTGCGAAGAATGCATCAAAACCAGTGCCAGGTGTCAGAACGATTTTCTTCTCTTCGTCTTGAATTGGTGGTGGTGGATTATCTGGATCGAAAGTTACCATGTCGGCAGTTACGCCCCACTTAGCAAAAATCTTACCCATATCACCAGAATCAACCTTACCATCATCGTTGAGGTCGAACTGTTCATAATATCCCTTTGCATCCATACCGAATGCAGCAAGAACATGACCCAAATCGGCAGAGTCGATTACACCATCATTATTATAATCCATTTCTCCACCACTGAGTTGTGCGATCTTCCAATCATAACCAGTAGGACGATCGTCGCTGGTTAATCCCTTGAGGTGTTCAACGATTTCCATTGTTGAGTTACTCTCTCGTGAGAATGGGAAACCACCCCACTTGTTTCCAAGCCAGTATAGTTTGCCGTTCTGTTCGTCCTTGACGAATGTAGGAGTACCAGAGTCACCGCTCCAGATTGCTTCGCGTTCGCCCATAACAGGATCAACTTCGTACTCAAAGTCATAGACGCGAGTTGGTCCACTACCCCAAGTTGCAACCTTACCACCCTTGGTGTACATATAGTGAAGCATACCCTGATTGGTCAACTGGTAGATCTTACTTCCGACTGGCACATAACCGACATCACATCCCTCGATAGGAGTGACATCATCAGGCAGTTCTTCTTTGAATGTAATGAGAATACGATCACCATTAAACTCGGTAGTTGATTCCCACTCGGGGTAATACATCTTACCACTCTTGCCCATAAAACGCTGCTTGCGTTCTTGTGTTGGAACCGTTCTCCAGTAGTGACGACAACCGATCGCGTGCTTGGGTGTAATCAAAACTGTTGCCCAGTAACCACTGTTCCAGTTGTTGATATCGTCTAGGTTAGTGTTACCTGCTTTGTTGTTATATCGGCGGTTGCGAACATTGAAAGAGGAAAGATCTAGTCCGTCTTGTTCTGCAAAGGATCCTTTTTTCCAACCAACTGGAATACCTTCAGTTCGTGTTGGAGGCGCACCATTAATAAAGGTTGCGGGTGGATCGTATTCGTAGCAGTCGCTCTCTTCGTATGTGTACTGTAGTCTCATTGATGTCTCCTTTAGTCAAAGTCCAAATACAAGTCGGATTCTTGTCCATAAGCCAGGAACATCTTCTGGATTATTTTCTGCTCGCTTTGCAGCCCTATGAACCTCTGCATCGGTGAGTAAAATCCACACAGCCTTACCATCGACTCGAAGTCGAGTTGGCCAGTAATGGGTTGCTTCTTTTTTAGTTTTTCTTCCTTCGTTCTCTTTGCGAGTATTCATAGTGGTTCCTCCACCACTATTTATAATCAATACCGAGGACGGGACTCGAACCCGTATGTCCATAAGGACGGCAGATTTTAAGTCTGCTGCGTATGCCAATTCCGCCACCTCGGCGTTTGTTGCTATAGTATAGCACCTCTCCGTATAAATACAAGTAGAACTTTGGAGATTACCCATGGCTGGACGAAGAGGTATTGCGAACTGGAATGACAAATACAAGCAGCATAAGTCTATTGACACGACAGTCAAAAAAGATAATGCCACAATGTATGATGCAACAGGTCAGAAAAGCATAGGTAAATTCAAAAAAGGCGATAAGGTAACATTTATCAATGAGGGTAAATACGAACTCAGAGCATTAGTTAAGTTTGATGGTAAATCCGTCAGAATAAATTTAGATGATATGGTAAAGCCTGGTAGTGCTAAATCATCACAAGCAAGCCTTAAGCCACAAGCATTTAATATTAAAGAAGGCCCTAAGTATACAATCGATAAGTTACAAGATACTCTCCGTAAATCTATAGAAAGCAGGGATGATTTAAATCCTGCACAAAAAGAATATCTAGATCTTCTCGTATTATACCACAGTCAAGGAGACTACATTTCTGATACTGAGTTAGCAGAAGCATATAACGAAGTTAAAAAACAAACTTCATTTGTGAACGCGGTAAAAACTGATTTTTCAGAAGTGATTGGTCCAATGGCAATAGTCGCATTTGATCTTCTAAAAAAATGTTGTAATATAAAATATGATATATCAAGAAATGCTAAGTCTTGGTTCCCAGATCTACCAAACTATCCGTTGATGGATTATGCTGTTTATAGTGGTTCAGGAGCAAATGAGCGTCAAATTGTTATATCGGCAAAAGCAAAGCCAGGTTCGACGAATGTTGTAAAACCACAAGATGTTTTAGATTTGATAAACAGACAAACTACTGTTAAGAGAAAATGGTCGAAAACTATACAGTATGGCTTACTAAGAGTATTAGACGATAATCCAATTGCTACAGGAGGTGTTGCTGGAGTCGGATATTTAATGAGTAAAAAAAGTAATCTAAAAAGAAAATATCCAGGCATCACTACCAAAGCAGTTGCTGATTTTGTTAATAAAAAGAAAAACTACGATCAAAAGTTATGGACTACGTTCATTGATACTAATGAAACAATACAAAGGGCAATAAAAGAAAACCATAAAACAGTAAAATCTGGAGCGGTGGCAAGCACAGCCATTAATTATGCCTGTGAAAAGATAATTGAAGAAGAAACTAAAACAACAGGTGCTTGTCCAGTAACTAAAATATTTACAGACTCTATTAAAAATCAAGTCTACTATGTTGTCTATAAACAGAACTCAAATGGTGTTCCTGAGTGGGATATTAAAGGTAGCACACAGTTCGACGAAGAAGACGCATTGAAGATTAGAACCAAAAATGGATTAGCAAGCGGATCTGATAAGATTGGTTTTCAGCCTTAATCAGCAGTCCCACTTACGAAGGGCTAATGCCTTACGAGTTGGTCTACCCTTTTCGTCCTTCATTGCACCAGGCATTCCACCCATTCTAGCACAGAACGACTTGCGTCTCTTTGCTGCCTTACCACCCTTGCTCTTCTTCGCTTGCTCTGCGGAGACGGGTGCTTTGAGATCGCTACCGGGGTTCTCACGCTCGTAGGATGCTCTCCCTGCTGCGTTGAGTCCACCCTCCTTGTTCTTCCCCTCTTTACGCTGCCACGCAGCAGACGCTTCTCCTACGTCCTCCTGACCAGGCATATCTCTACGCTTGGTGACGGTAGTCTTGCCGCCTGGTCCAACGGATCGTACCTCATAACCAATCTTCTTCTTGGGATCGAGTTTGACCTTGATCTTATCCTTCTTCTCTTCTTCTACCTTTCTCTTACGCTTTCCCTTGCCACCTGTGGTGAGAAGTTTGAGCATGAGAGCAGGGTTCTTGAATGTGCCTTTTTCTAGTCCACCTTTAGGCATCTTGAGTTCATCGAGTTCGACATCTTCACCCATACGCTTTCTGTAATCTTTACCGGCAATCCTACGCATGGCGATATCAGTCTTCGCATTTACCACACCCTTTTGTCGCTTTCGTAACTTACGCATCTCATCCTTGTCCGCAGGCATATGATCTGGTTTGTCTGCCATTCGAGTGACACGCTGGGTGTTGTCCTTCTGTGCCTTGCTGATGTACGATCTTAAGGTTTTTACCGTGAGTTCATCAACTTGCTCA